ATCACTATTTGCATCGCTGTCATCGTAGTTGTTTTTAGTCGTTTTGTGGTTTGTTCTGACAAATATAAAGCACATAATTGAAATAACAAAAAATATTTTACAAATCAATTCAAAATATTTTCAAAACAAAACTTTCTTATAAAATTTATCAGCCCATTGACAGTTTCCAAAAACCAAAATTTCCAAAATCCAAACCCGGCACCCCACTCCCCTGGCTAAGTCTATTTTTTGCTCCCAAAAAGCTACGGGGGGGTATAGAAATTCGACACCACCCCCTAAAAGTGCAAGAATATAGGAAATTAAATATATTAGGCATTTTCGGCCGTTTTCAGCCGAAAATTGCAGAAAATAGCCGAATACACACAACGTTGGTAGAAGTGCCGTAAAATTGGCTAAAAATAGGCTTAGAATAAATTCAATACCGGTAAGCTTTGGACATGTTTAGCCAATACCGGTAAGCTTTGGACATGTTTAGCCAATACCGGTAAGCTTTGGCCATGTTTAGCCAATACCGGTAAGCTTTGTACATATTTAGCCAATACCGGTAAGCTTTGTACATATTTAGCCAATACCGGTAAGCTTTGCAAATATGTTTGTATTATTTAGTCAATAATTTTGTATTTGAGTTTTGTTTTGATAAGTTTTTTTGCCTGGATTACTGAAATATCGAATTGATCCGCAAACGCGTAAATATCCGCGTAAATTTCGCCGCTTGAAATATCTTTAATACGTTTGCCGTTAATTTGCCGCGCTGTATTTTCTTTGTGGATTATTTCGCCGTCCCGATAAATACGATACATTTTTTTGTAATACTGGAAACGTTTTTTTATTTCATTTATTACATATTCGTCAGATAAATGACCAGATGCACATTTGTACATAATAAAACCATCTACATTTTTTACAACGTAGCGCCGTATTTTTTCCATATTTGATATATTATTTCACCGAAAAAACCGGCCCAAATATTGGAGCCGGTTAAACTAAACAAACAAAACTAACTATATGTAACGGATGCAATACAGCCCGTAAATAGTAAAGGCCATTAGTAACACGAATATTATGCCGTCAATTATTTGATCTTTGTACTTTTTCATGATGTTAATTTTTATAATTTTTGTTAGTTAATTCCTTTGTATGTTTTGTTTTTTTGGATTATATCCCTTCTCAAAAGCTTGATTGCGTACTTTTTGCCATCTTTAGCGTCGCTAACAGCGTGAGCATCTGTTGTAATAGTGTAAATTTCTTTGCCGTAGTGGGTCGTTATTATCTTCCAATGACCATAACCCGAAAATAAGATAGTTAAATTTTCCATGATTTTTTGTTTTTGATTTTTAAGTTTTGAGTTATTAAATTTATTTGTTTTTATTATGCTTCAAATTCTGTAAAGTCAATAATATGCTCAAAGTCGTTTTCATTCTCTTCGATATATTCCGCTATTGTTTCGACTAATTCGCAAAGATCCTCAACGTCAAAATGGTTGAAGCTATCTAAATTACCGTAACCGTTAAACCGGCAATAGTTATCATGGTAATTGTAGTTACCGTACTGTGTAGCCTGGATAGCGTTTAAAATATTGTTGTTAAAAAACATCTGCAAAGTCTCTTCGCTATTATCCCAGACTTCATCGTCTGAAGCGTTGATACTTTGACAATAAGTGTTGTTGAGATGTATTAACGTCTCTTCGTCCATGTCGTTAATAGTGTCGATAATAAATTGACGCTTTGTTGTTGTTGTTTCCATTTTTTTAAGTTTTTAATTGTTTGTTGATTGGTTATTGAAATTATTGAGTAAAATATCTTTTTTACTTTCTAATATTTGTAAAGCTGCTGCTTCGCTTTTATTGCTTTGTCTATTTACCTCAAGTAAAAAATATTTGAAGCCTGAAAATGCTGAAAATGTTACAATTTCATATTCTTTGCCGTTACTGTCTTTATGTTTCGATATTTCAACCGGCTGCATTATTACATAATAACCGCGCTTTGTTGAATTGCCGTTATAAGTAGGGCCGCCTTTATCATAGTAGAATTTCGTCTCAATTAGTTTTCCGTTAATTTCGTTGTAAGTCTTCATTTTTGTTTGTTTTTTAATTGTTTATTAATTGGTTATCGATTAGCAAATATACAAACTATTTCAATTAAACAAAATATTTTTTAAAATTATTTTTATTTTGTAGTGCTTGGAGTCGATATGTAGTCAATTTGTAGTGGATTAAGTTATTGATAATCAACAAGTACCGTCGATGTAACCAATTTTATTTAATTTTAATTATCTTTCTTTCTTTCTTTCTTAATATATATAATATAGGGTAAAAAGACTCTATTATACCAGCGATTAAGGGCAAATAATCGACTACAACGACTACGATAGGCTACAAATTCAATAAACATATAGTAAATAGCTTTAACTTGTTTAAAATAGTATTATGCTTAATTATTGGGCCTGTATTCTTGTAGTGGTAACGGCAAAGCTGCATAAAAATAGCCTGGAAATTTTCGGCCTTGTCTATCATGGCAAATTATACATGAATTTCACACAAACATGACAAAGTAAATCGGTAGGGTAGGGGATAGGCGCGCCAGTGTTGACATGGCAAATTCTACTTAACATAATAAATATTATGAGCAAACGGCTTTAATATGTCTTTTTTGCCTTATTTCTATAACTGATTGAATCACAATAACATAGCACAAAGCATTGATAATCAACAAGTTAAAAAGTGCTGGGCAATTTTATTTCGGGATTAGGGAGAGGAACCACCTCGGCAAATTTTTTGCCTAAAATAGTCATATTATAAAAAGTTTATATTTGACACTTTCATTTGAATCCAAAAACCGAAAAAATGGCTAAAATATGATGTCTCTCGTTGAAACCATAGTAAAAATACGGTCAAAAGTCGGCTAAAAACATAAATTTTGTGATATAAAATAATATTTCTAATTTAGCAACTATGAAAAAGTACAAAGATGAGCTTGATGATTTCGTCCCAAAGAAGCGTGGAGCTAAGAAACAGGGCAGACATACACGTCATGATGAGGAAAAAATTACAACAATAGCCATAGATGCCATAATTGAGCAGTATGGAAGCTTGAAAGATGGATTTATAGCACTTTTGGAGTCAAAGGATCCTCCACTGGTGAAATGGGTGTTCGAACACGCAGCCGGCAAGCCAAAAGAGAGGATTGATATTGATGTCAACAAGACAATTGAGAACGTACAGGTCATCAGATTACCTCATAACAATAGAGACAACATCGGTGATTATATTGATACGATACAAGATGACGTCCAACAAATAGCACAACAAGCAATAAGCGTAGAAATTAATGAAGAACCAAAAGATTGATTACATTGAACCGCAACCAGGGTATCAAACGATTGCGCTGAGTTCATCAGCAGATATAGTTATTGGAGGAGCAGCAGCGTTTGTCGGAAAAACGTTTGCTCTCCTACTCGATCCACTTCGCCACATTCCGAATCCAAACTTTGGAGGAGTAATCTTCAGAAGGACATCGGTGCAGATAAGAAATGAGGGAGGTTTGTGGGACACTTCCATGAAGTTGTATCCATTGGTTAAGGGTGAGCCAAGGGAGTCTTCATTGGACTGGACTTTCCCATCAGGAGCAAAGCTATCATTTAGGCATTTGGAATATGAGAAAAATAAGTTCGATTGGCAGGGTTCGCAGATAACTTTCCTTGGATTTGATGAGTTGACGCATTTTACAGAGTCGATGTTCTTCTATTTGTTGTCTAGAAACAGGTCATCTTGCGGAGTTAAGCCGTATGTGAGGGCAACGTGCAATCCTGATCCTGACAGTTGGGTGTTTAAGTTGATTGAGTGGTGGATAGATAAGGACACCGGCTATCCTATTTTGGAAAGGAGAGGCAAACTAAGATATTTTATCAAATATGGTAGTGACTACATTTGGGGAGACAGCTACGATGAGGTGAAAGACAATGCGTGGCATATTCTTCAACCACTTATGGAGCAGTCAGGCTTGGCGGCAGAGGACTTCATCAAGTCGCTGACGTTTGTATCGGGTTCGATATATGATAACAAGGCAGGTTTGAAGGATGATCCATCATATCCAGGTAATCTGTTGTCGCAAGATGATGAGACTCGCCGTCAACTTTTGGAAGGTAGATGGAAGGCATCGGTTTCGCCGAATGATATTTTTGATCATGGTGCGTTTTTGAACCTGTTCGATAATAATAGGCAGGTGAATAATACTGGGAAGTACATCACAGCGGATATAGCGATGAAGGGAAGCAATAAGCTCGTTGTGGGTTATTGGGAAGGGTTTGAGTTGATGGACGTGGAGATAATGGATAAGAGTGATGGTATGCAGGTTGTGGAGCTGATAAAAAAAATGGCTGAAAGATATTCCGTAGAAAATAGGTATATTTGTTATGACAGCGATGGTGTGGGTTCATATATTGACGGTTTTATAAGAGGTTCTGTTCCATTCAATGGAGGCGGAGCAGTTATGGCTGTGAAGGATCCGACATCAGGAAGGATGATAAAGGAAAACTATTTTAATCTGAAGACTCAATGCTATTATCGCATGGGTAACAGGGTGAATAGATATGAGGTTAAGATAAATGAGAACGTGTACAATAAGATGTACAGCAGCGAGATGACGGTGAGACAAAGGTTTTTGTTGGAGAGGAAAGCGATAAGAAGAGATAAGGTTGAGTTCGATGGGAAATTAAAGATAATATCGAAAGAGGAGATGAAAACAAAACTTAGTGGAGAGTCGCCGGATTTATTGGATATGTTTATGATGAGAGAGATTTTTGAATTGAGACCGAAAATTATTTTTGCTTATGAGGATAATTGACAAAATCTTTGGAACACCGAAGATTGTAACTGATTTACAAAATCAGGTTAAGGCATTACAAGTACGAAATTTTGGAATGCAGATCAACGCCAACACATCTATCTTCCCAACTTGGCAAGTTTTTCAGGACATTGATACATACATGACGGTTGATGATGTCTATTCTGTTATATCGTTATTGGCAGAGACGGCTGCAAGGATTCCCATGTATGCGTATCAGATAGTGAGTGAACCAGCGATGAGAAAATACAGGAAGCATGGTCAGTTAAAATTGCAAGGTAAGTATTATCAAAGCAAAGCGATGATGGATTTGCCTGATACAGACAAGTTTGCTGACTTTTTAGAATCTGTGAGTTATGAGGATAGGATAAAATATTACTCTATACTTTACATTGCCGGTGAATTGTTTTTGTATAAAGAGATTATTGAGTTTGGACCAAATGCAGGCAAGATAAAATTGCATACTCTAAATAATCAAAATGTCACTCTGATAATTACTGAAGAGTTTCCTCAAAGAGTTATTGGCTATAAATATTTTGATATTGGCTTTGATGGTGTGTTCAGTCCTGAAGAAGTGATACACATAAAATATTTCAATCCAGCATATACTAATG